TGTCCTGGAAGCCGCGCACGACCACCCCGCCGCTGTTGCCGAGCGTGTAGGGGTCGGCGAAGAGGTCGAGGACCCCCCACATGCCGATCAGGATCTCGGCGAAGTTGCCGAAGAGCAGTGCCCCGGTGGTGCCGAGCGCCGGCATCTGCTCGGTCACGAACGACGGGAACCCGTTCATCGAGCCGTCGGGCTCCATCACGAAGCCCGCCACGGTGCCCGAGGCCTTCGCGGTCGCCTTGACGACCGCGCGGACCGACGAGCGCATCATCCAGGCGAGGTTCCCGCGCAGCGCATTCGAGCTCCCGAGGTCCGACTCGTACTCGAGCGCGTTCGCCCAGGTGACGAGCCCCGCGCCGTGGGTGACGGTCGAGGTGCCGCCGACGACCAGCACGCCGGTCGGCTGGCCCGAGGCACCCGTTCCGTTCAGCGCCGCAGCGTCGATCCCGATCCCGACCACCTGGCGGATATCGTCGCGGACCAGGTCCTCGACGCCCGGCGTCGACTGCTTCAGGATCTTCCGCGTGAGCTCCTGGTAGAGGGCGAAGGTCTTGGGCGTCAGCGTGATCTTGTCCGTCGTGAGCTGGCCCTCGACCGCCGCCGCGCCCTCGGTCGCGATCCAGCCGCCGACCGCGGGCGCGTTCTGACGCCCGATGTCGAGGTTGCCGACCAGGTTCGGGAGCATCCGCGCTCCGGCGCGCACGACCATCGCCTCGTTGCGCAGTAGCTCGATGAACTCCTCGGGGACCAGGTCGGTCGCGATGAGCGACGCCGCGGTCGCGGCCGTCACGTCGCGTTTCTCGAGACGCTCGAGCTCGCGCTGGCGCTTGGTCGGCAGCAGCGCCCGGTAGGGGACGAAGCAGGACCGCCCGTCGTGCGGCTCCTGGCCGTGGACCTCGCGCAGCTGGTCTCCGATGCGCTGCTCGACCTTCGCGTCGCGCCAGTCGCCGGAGATCTGCGCCCGGAAGAGCTGGACCAGCGAGTACGGCCGGTCCTCGCGGGTGTGGACAGCCGGCGCGCGGCCGGCAGCCGGGTCGGGCTGCTCGAGCGGAGCCTCGCGGGTCGGCGCGGCGAGCTCGGCCTCGGCCGCGGCGACCCGCTCGAGGCGCGAGATCTGCGCCTTGGTCCGCGTCTCCTCGGCCTCGAGCGCCGAGAAGCGCTTCTCCTCGTCGGCGCTGATCTCGCGGTTCGCGAGCTGCGCGGCCTCGAGGATCGCCTTCAGTTCCTTCACGATTTCGGCGCGACGGGCGCGGAGCTGCTCGAGAGTCACGCGGGGCCCTCCGGCGCGGCGCTGCGGGGACGCGGCGCGCGCGCGATGCCGGCTTCGGTGGCCGGGATCTTTTCGGGTGCTGGCCCGCGCTGGGGGCCGGTCGGCTATCGCCGTTCGATCGTCTCGAGCTTCCGCTCGAGCTCGCTCCTGCGAGGCGCTGGTCGCGCTGGCGAGCGCAGCGTCTGGAGCTTCTGGAGGATCATGGCGGGGGAGGCGCCCCCCGTCAAGCCGGCCGCCGTGCGCAGCTCGCGCACCAGCGCCGAGTCGGACCCGGCGTAGGCCGGGAAGGTCACGGGCGAGACCTCGTGGAGCTCGACCTCCTCGAGCTCGCGCAGGATCTTGTCGCCGGAGAGCGTCTCCGGGGCGCGCAGCGCCCGGAACCCGAACGAGCTGCCGCGGACCTCGCCGCGGCGCAGGGGGGAAAAGACCCGGTCCTGGTTCGTCGGCGTCTGGTCCGGCCGGATCTCGTAGCCGAGGCCGTGGTCGTCCTCCCAGACCGTGAGGGTCCCGGCGCTGGTGCGCCCGAGCGGCCAGGCGGAGTCGTGCTGCCAGAGCCCGACCACGTCCGGCTTCTCGCGCAGGCTCTTCCCGAAGGCCCCCGGCCGGATCACCTCGTAGTAGTCGCCCCAGAGCTGGGTCTCCTGGTTGAAAACGGCCGCGTAGCCCCGGATTCGGGGCAGCCCGGAGGCGTCCTCCTCGATCCGGACCTCGCCCGCGAAGCCTCTCCGTTCCACGTCTAGCCCTCCCCTGCCGCGCGCCGGAGCTCCTCGGAGGCGGAGGCCACCGGGCGTTCCGACCAGGTTGCGATCACGCTCTCGAGCCGCCCGCGGAGCCCGGCCGGGCCCCCGGCGAGCGCTCCGGTCAGCGCCTGGCGCGAGGCGACCGCGTGGCGCCCGACCGCGGCCCCGATCCGGCGTGCCGTCTCGAGCTCCGGAACCTCGCCGGCGAGCGCGCGCAGCGCCGGGGCCAGGATCTTCGAGGCGAGCTCGCTCCAGGCCGCGCCCTCGGCGTAGAGCTCGCCCAGCGCCGCCTCGGTCCCGGCCGGGTCGAGCTCGCGCGCCAAGAGCTTCCGGAGCTCGCGCGTCTCGGCGCGGACCAGGCGGGAGAAGGCGTCCTCGAGGACCGGGCCCAAGAAGCGCGCTGGAAGTAGCCGCGGCGCGTCCTCAGGGGTGCTTGCGGGGAGCTCCGCACGCGCCGGCGGCGCCTTCGGAATCGCTCCGATCGGCTGGGGCTGCGGGCGGGCTCCGGGCTGGTTCGCGCCATCGGTCGCGCCGTCGACCGGCTCGGGGCCCATGAAGAGCGGCACCAGGAACTCGTCGAGACCCTCGGCCGGGTCGAGCTCCTCGAGCTCGCGCACCTCGTTCCGGTTCATCCAACCCGTGGTGACTGCGACCCGGTGCGCGTTCACGCGGGTCGCCGTGTCGCCGCGCAGGAGCCCGTCGACCTGGTGCTTGATGTAGTAGCCCGCCTCGCGTTCGGCCTCGGAGAGCAGATCCCGCTCCGCGGTCTGCTCGAGCGCCACCAGCCACGGCGTCAGGTGGAAGAGCACGAAATCGAGGCTTTGCTGCTCGATGTTCGAGAACGTCGCCTTGTCGAGGATCCCGACCAGGTGCGGCGGGATCCCGAAGATCTGCGCGATCTCCTCGCGCGAGAACTTCCGCGTCTCGAGCAGCTGCGAATCCTCGGGGCTGACCTCGAGGACCGTCAGGTCCATGCCTTCCTCGAGGATCGCCGCGCGATGCTGCCCCTCGCCGGTGTACGCCGCGCCGAAGCTCGAGCGCAGGCGCTGGTAGGCCGCGTCCTGCTCGACGGGATTCCCGCCGAGCTTCGCCGGGTGCTTCAGCACGATCGACGGCACCGCGCCGTTCGCGAAGTAGCGCGAGGCGTAGCTCTGCATCGCGAGCGCCGAGCCGAAGGTCTCGCGGGTCGCCGCGATCGGCGAGACCCCGAGCACACCATCCATCGAGAGCCCCGTCGAGTGCCAGAGCTCGGAGGCCTTGAAGCTCTGCGCGGCGGTCCCGGGCGGCTGCCAGCGGAAGACCAGATTGCGATCGCCGGCGCTGCGGTCCACGGTCACGTAATCCCAGCGCATCGGAAAGAGCCCTAGCACCCGGCCCGCAGCGGTGCGCGACGCGAAGGCCAGCGAGTTGCCGCGCAGCATCAGCTGGGCGAACCCGAACTGGCGCAGCTGGAAGGCCGTGGTGCGCGCGTTCGCGAGCGAGTGCAGCCGCCGATACAGCGGGTGCTCGGTCGCCTTCTTCCGGCTCTTGCCCTCCCGTTTGAAGACGCAGAGCGGGAGCGCCGCCACGTTCGAGGACAGGAAGTTCACGCACGAGTAGACGGTCGCGATCTGTACCGCCGATTGCTCCGAGACCGCGGGCCCGGCCTGGGTCGGGAGCCCGATCCCGAGCAGCGTGCGCCAGCCGCCCGGCGTCTGTGGGAGTCCGCGGGCCTCGGGCGCGCGCGCGAGCGTGCGGGCGATCACCGGGTCCCCAGGCGCCATCCCGAGAGCGCGAGCACCGCGCCCGCCGCGATCCAGGCGCTCGGTCCGTGGACCAGGGTGATGCCGTACACCACGCCCGAAACCCCCCCGAGAATCAGCATGTCCGAGAGCAGCTCGCGGCGCAAGCCCCAGAGCGCGCGGAGGGCTCTCACAGGACCAGGAGCCCGCGCTCGCGGTAGACCGAGCCCGAGACCGGAGAGCCCTCGTTCCGGAGCGCGCGGTCGAGCGCCATGATCAGCGCCACCACGCCGTCGATCTTGGCGCGGCTCTTCTCGCGGTCGGGCTTCACGTTGCCGGCCGGGTCGATCCGGACGGTCAGGTTCGCGGCCTGCCAGTTGAGGACCGGGTTCCCGCCGTGGCGCAGGCGCCCCGAGATCGCGAGCTTCAAGAGCTCTTTGGTTGGCGCGGTGAGACTTGGGAATCCCTGCCGGATCGGCACCATCTCGAGACCGAGCTCTTCCCCGGCCTGGGTCGCGAACTGGGTCGCGTTCCAGGGGTCGTAGCCGACCTGCAGGATCGAGAGCTCCTCGGAGAGGGTTTTCAAGTCGCGGTGGATCCAGGCGTAGTCGATCACGTTCCCGGGCGTCGCGGTGATCCAGCCCTGCTCGACCCAGAGGTCGTAGGGCACGCGATCGCGCCGGCGCTTCTCCGGGTCGGCGGCGACGTCCTCGGGCATGTAGCAGCGCACGAAGACGTCGAAGGGGCCGTCGTCCTCGGGCACGGCGACGAGCGCCAGCGCTGCGAGATCGATCGTCGACGCGAGGTCGATTCCGCCGTAGCAGGCACGGCCCGCCATCCCGGCCAGGAGCTCGGCCGGGTTGAGCTCTCCCGCGCAATCCTGCCAGACCCGGGGATCCAGGTACGAGGCCGTGCCCGCGACCCATTGGTTCATCCGCAGCCGCCGGAAGGCGTTCTGCGCGCCGGGCTCGGCCTTCGCCTTTTCGGCCTGCTCGGCGAGCGAGTCGATCTTCACGCTGACGCCGAGGTTCGGGTTCGCCTTCCCCCAGACTTTGGGGTCGGCCCAGTCGTCGCCCTCGTCGAGCTCGGCCACGTAGCCGAAATGGGTATCGTCCTCGAGCGCGCCCTCTAGAATCTGCCGGGTGTAGAGGTAGA